AATGTCCAAGACAGAGCACACCTATAGAGGTGTTGCCTACAAGCCAAAGGCGGCATAAGATTTGGAGGGTGTGTTGACACCCTCTTTTTTTATGCTATAGTATTATAGTTCTTGTTCAGAATTGGGATTTCTGCATGAACACCTAACCGTTCACACAACTAGGAACTAGACTATGGCACTAACCGATGTTACACAACGTAAGGGATTTAATGGTGATGGAATCATTGACCTTGCAGATTTTGATAGCCTTCCAGTGAAGGAGCAACTTAATGCTAAGTTTTTAGGATTTGATTTCCTTGACTTAGATACAGTAAATAAGTGGACTGATGACTATAAGAACATTGCAATACGTGATGAGAAAGATAACGTTAGATTAGATGAACTGTCTGACAGTTTTTATAGGCAGGGATTTCTAACAAAGTATTGGCCACCATGTGTGGGTATTGATGATAATTCACCTCGTGATGGTAGAGGAAGGATTAGAGCAGCACTCATGAATGATGAGAGATGGATACCTGTTGCTAAGTATAGATATGATGATAGAAGTGAAAGAAACTATTTAACTAATGGGTTGATTGCTAACAATCATGATCCTTCTGCACGTGCCACCCCACAGAATTTTATTGATGTTGGTGTTACTCTTATTTCTGAGGGTCAACTGCTCTGCAATAAGAATGATGTTGTGGATTGGCTTTATGGTGAGGCAAATGTAAAACACTTCTGGCCAAATGATACTTGTAAAGGTGTAATAACTAGAATTATTGATACAATTTTAGTAAGAGGTAGTAAAGATGGAGCTCCATTAACACACAGGCAAGATAGACCTGATTGGCAAGAGTGGGTCACTGATACTCTAGGGTATACGAAGAAAGATTTTTGGTTATGCTCTGCAGATAATGTATCGTATCTCTTTAGAGCATGGTGTGAAAAGATTCTTCCTTCTGTTTCTAAGGGTATTTCCCCTGTAAATATTATCCTGTACAGTAACTCTTATGATCCTAATAAATGTCGGAAGAATGTTCGTCAATGTGGGGATAGTCTTGATACCTTTTATCGTCAATCCTTTGGCCTGGTAAACGATAGTTTAAAGGGAGTCATAGAAGTTAAACCTTCTGAGACCCGTCCTTATAAAATATTAGGATGTGTTCCTCAGATCGTAGGTGAACATGATTTAAACGGTGGTTTGATTCCAGTTGACGAATATTAAGTTGACTCCCTGATCTTTTATGCTAAAGTGGACGCAGTAAAACTAAATATTGTAGTCCACCTTATACCAATGAAAATATTCCTAGACAGTAGTAACGTAGAAGAGATCACTGCTGCCGTGGAGACGGGGTTAGTTGATGGTGTTACTACCAACCCATCCTTAATGCTTCAGGCAGGACAAGATCCTAATGAAGTACTGAAACAAATTACTGGACTGTTCTCATGGGATGCCTCAGTATCTGCTGAAGTTAGTGGAGAAGTAGCAGAGAACATGCTAGACATGGCAGAGGAATACCTCAGCATTCATCCAAGTATTACAATCAAAGTCCCATGTAATGTAGAGGGACTCAAAGCATGTAAAGAATTATCTGATGATGAGATACCTGTTAACGTTACCCTAGTATTCTCTACAGCACAAGCAATTCTTGCTGCTAAAGCAGGTGCTGCATACGTATCACCATTCGTGGGTAGGGTCAATGATAACTCCTTTAGTGGGGTTGAGTTGATCGAACACATCAGTAGAACTTATAAGAAGCATGATGTCAAGACAGAGATCCTTGCAGCGAGTCTCAGGGACGTGTTCGATGTGTCAAAGTGTTACGAAGTAGGTGCAGATGTGGTAACCATGCCCCCAAAGATCTTCTGGGGGATGTATAATCATATTCTAACCGAGAAAGGGTTAGCCAAATTTAACGAGGACTGGAGGAAAGTCTTAGACCGATGAAATGTGAAGTACAACTCTACGTTGCAGGAACAGTCATCCGAGAGGTGGTTCAGTGTCGTAACTACGACCATGCTAAAGAGATTGCTCTAGCAAGGAACCCTGGATGTAAAATCATAAGTGTCACCGCTATATTCACATGAACGCACTAATCATTTTCATGTCCTTCTTGGACTTCATATTCTATCCTACTATAGTAGCAACAATAGTTGCTGTTATCATTGAGCAGATTGTGAGAAGGATAAGTAATCCAGAGTGGAACGATGATCAGAAGTTGATCAACACTACCATGAGGATACGTAAGTTCTTCTATAGACAATCAATCATTATCAATGTACTATGGTTCCTAGGGTATGCTATACTGATGCTTACTGTAGGTAGGCAGCAACCAGCAGCAATGCCTGATATGATTTGGCAAGGATAGATGTGGGTTGAGGAAGACCTCCACGTGGAAGAGTATTTCTGTCCATTTGAGAGTGAGATAAACCCACGTTTGTATGATCTTATTGTTAAGGCACCTCAGAATACTGAACCGCCTGATAATATTAATGCAAAGATGACAGACTGGCACATAGAATGTGATCAGTTAGTTGATTGGGTAGCAGAATGTATTTACAAAGACTTCTCTGTACCACCTGACACTTTAAAGTGTTCGGAGGTATGGGGAGTTTTATATAATGAGGGTGACTTTACTACACCTCATCAACATTCACCTAGTCTATTCTCATTCGCTTACTATGTGAATGCACCCTTTGGTTCTGCTCCATTAGTATTCTTTACTTCTAACCACAAAATATATCCTGAACCAGGTATGTTAGTGGTCTTTGAGAGTAGACTCAAGCACGGTGTACCACCTAATCATTGTAGGAATAGGTGTATGGTAGCAGGTAACTTTATACATGCAAGAGACAGTGGAACCTATGGATTATAAAACTTCAGGTGTTGATATAGATGCTGCTAATGCATTTGCAAAGTCTATACCTATTGCTAGTCATGGATTTGGTGGAACGTTCCCAGTGCCTACTGGATATGAGAAACCTGTCTTAGTATCTGGTGCTGATGGTGTCGGAACTAAGATGAATATATGTAGAGTTGCTAATGATTATACTACTATTGGTATAGATCTAGTTGCTATGTGTGTCAACGATGTGATCACTAGTGGTGCTAAACCATTATACTTTTTGGATTATGTTTCCACTAAGAAGATAGATGACAAGGTTGCTGACATCATGGTTGGTATCCTTAAAGGATGTGAGATAGCAGGGATAGATCTCCTAGGTGGAGAGACAGCAGAGCATTTCAGACAGAGTGACTATGATCTCGCAGGATTTTGCACAGGTATAGTAGAACAGGCCGAACTTATAGATGGAAGACTTATAAAACCAGGTGATAAGATCATTGGACTGGACAGTAGTGGAGTTCATAGTAATGGATATACTATTGTTAATGATGGTCTATGGAGACATCATCTAGTATATAAAGACCAACCAGAACTCCTTACTCCAACTACAATCTATGCTCCTTTAGTTGCTGATCTATTAGATGAGTATCCTATCGTAGGTATGGCACACATCACAGGTGGTGGACTGGTTGAGAATGTCCCACGTATATTACCTAAAGGATTAAAAGCAGAGATTGATTACGATTCTTGGGAGAGACCAGAGATTTTTAACATCATACAAAATAATTGTGATGTGGCAGAGGAAGAGATGAGGAGAGTATTTAATCTTGGCATAGGGTATTGCCTTATTGTACCTCCTGATGTTACTATAGATATAGGTAAGGTTATAGGGGAGGTAAAAATGTGAGTAAGAAACCGATACCAGGATCTTACATCGATACTCAAGGTATGGGTGCTCCTGCTGATCCTAATTACAAAGGACCAAAGGGAAAAGTAGATTACAAACCTGCCATCGTTAAACCTCGTAGGTTATTCACAGAAGATATGGTTAAGGAGGCAAAGATTCTCATCAATGAAGTATTAGATGAGAGAGAAGGTAAGTTTGATTACACATCTTATTTTGACACTGAAAAGTTTAAGCACACAGTATTAGAAGAGGAACCACCTTATGACAAGAGACGACACTCCAAGAATAGATCCAAGTGAATACATGCAGAAGGGATGGGACGAATCACCACTAGGTGCTCATCCTTACGTCAAAGGATCCCGTCACAATAAGATTGGGATGTGGGTAATGTGGACCTACTATGTTATTTTTATCCTCATGGTCATTAGACTTATAGTTGTATTAAACTCATGAGAATAGGAGTAATGTGTTCTGGGAATGGCACTAACTTCGAGAACATAGTAAGAACCTGCAGTAAACATGAAGTTGTGTTGATGATACACAACAAGAAAGAGTGTGGTGCCATCAAGAGAGCAGACAAATTAGGTATAGCTCACTGCAGGATCTCTACCAAGGATGAGGATCAAATGATCCTGTTGTTTCAGGCATGGAGAGTTGATCTCATAGTATTAGCAGGATATATGAGGGTGTTATCACCTGATTTCATCAAAGCATTTCCTGATAAGATAATTAATGTGCATCCATCTTTGTTACCAAAGTATAAAGGAATGTATGCCATCGAACAAGCCCTAGATAGTGGTGATAAGAAGACAGGATGCACTGTTCACTATGTAAATGAAGAGTTAGATGGTGGTAAGATCATAGATCAATCAGTCGTGATGATTTGTCCCGATGATGATGTAAAGACTTTAACTCAGAGAATACAACAGGCAGAGCATAGATTGCTTCCATTAGTAATCAATTCATTATGAAACCGCAGAGTGCTAAGGGGAAAGGCCGAAGATTCCAACAGTGGGTACGTGACATGCTCATAGAGCATAGAGATGTGCACCCAGAAGATATAGAGTCACGTAGCATGGGTGCTGGTGGTGAAGATCTCATCATGGCAAGAGATGCTAGACAAAAGTTCCCGTTTAGTATAGAATGTAAGAATGTAGAGAAATTAAATGTATATGAGGCATATGCACAGGCATGTGCCAATGCAAAGGGTCATGAACCTATCTTGTTTATGAAGAAGAACCATAAGAAACCCCTTGTTGTTGTTGATGCCGAATGGTTTATTAAGAATGTTTACAATACCGATTGAGTCTTTCAGTGTACCTAACTGGGACCACTGGAAACCAGAAATATTATCTAATCTAACTACTGGTAGCACACTAGCAGAGATAAACTCCAGTGGCTACGGTAAGTTTGATGACATGGAGTCGGATTATTTTGACAATAATAATAGTCAAACCCTCCCAAGATATTATGATGTCGTTACAGAGGCATTACAACCCGTTCTAGAGGAGTTTGAGGAGTCTTATCCGAGTGATATAAAGATCACAAGTATGTGGTATCAGAAAACATTTTCTGGACAGATGCATGGAGTACATAATCACGGTGTTTTAGGTGTGTCTGCTGCCTTCTATATCGAGTTCGATCCACTTATACATAAACCTACTACCTTCTATGCACCCTTCCATAATTTTTTTAATGGAGACATGGTATCATATACTCCAGAGGTGAAGGAAGGAGACATAGTATTCTTTCCAAGTTACTTACTACATCAACAGGATCCAAACAAGAGTCCTGTTATTAGGACGATAATTTCTTTTAACATCGCAGGTTATACTCCAGTACATCATGAATTACAGAGATAGATATGTCACCGTTGATCTTGAGGATGATGAGTTCTCAAGGATACTTAAAGAGATAGGAGAACCTAAGTATGAACCAACAGAAATCGAGGACGTACGTCAGTCTTCTGTCGCCTTTATTGAGTCGCAACTCCTCAAAGATGTCATCCAAAGTTATTGTCAGCGAGTTAACGAAGCTGCTAAGTGGCACTTCGATCTCGACTTTCTGGAGCCTCTACAGATTTCGAAGTATGCAGAGGGAGATAGATATGATTGGCACCAAGACGAATCAGAGTGGTGTAGAAACAAAAGAAAAGAAGAACGAATAAGAAAAGTCTCCTTCGTACTTCTTCTGAATGATGACTTCGAAGGTGGAGAGTTTATGTTACTCAATCAAGAGATACCATTAAATAAAGGGTCAGCAATATTTTTCCATGCTGACGACTATCATCAGGTTAATGCAGTTACTAAAGGAGAACGTATGAGTTTAGTAGGATGGATACAGGGGCCACCATGGGTATAGATCAAGCTATACTTTACGATGGCATGGTTGCCAAACCTCGTACTGATTTTCTGTACACAGAATTCATAGACGAGAAGGCAACTGATGCATTGGTAGATTTTTATCACACTCAAGACATCTTTGAGGGTGGTGAAGGGCAGACTATCGATGATCAAGGTGGTGGCATGGTCAACAAAGACATCAAAGACTCCATGGATTATCCTATCTTTGTAGGTATCCAAGACCGTAGAGTCAGAGACTTCACTGAGGAAGTCAATCGTGTCTGTCATAACTATGCTGAGAGATTTCCACTGTGTACTAAGACAAACATGTGGAAGATGGAAGAGTTCTTTAACCTTCAGTACTATAAACCTGGAGGTGGGTATCATCTATGGCATTGTGAAAGACAATCATCAAGCAGATCTAACACGTACAGACATCTGGTTTGGGTGGTATACTTAAACGATGTTCCTAATGGAGGTACAGAGTTCTTTCACCAGCAACAATACATAGAAGCAGAGAAGGCAAAGTGTTGCATCTGGCCATCAGATTGGACATTCACCCACAAAGGACGCAAGTCCGATACTCACGAAAAGATCATAGCAACAGGATGGTATCATTTCATATGAAACGGGTACTAAAATGGATTAAAAAATGGTTAGACTTATCACACCCAACACCTTGGAGGCATCATAAATGACATTCACACCATATCATCAAGCAGTAATCGCAGCGAAGGCAGCAGTCATCGAAGGACTTAAGATTGACGAGAAAGAAGAAACACTCTCCGAACTATGGAGACATTACATGGGACTACGTGCTATCGAACAACAGAATCAGCACACAGAACTGGATGACAACAAGCCAACTGAGAGTATTACCTTTAATGTGAAGGATAATTTTGGATCTGATCCATTTACAATGGAGAACCCATACATCCCAGCGATGAATGGCCCATACATCCCACTAGACTTAGGTGACGCAACCATTGCTGCTGATACAGTAACAGTTGGTAGTGGTTTGATTGGTGGCATGGGTCAAGATCACATTACATTTTCCTGACATAGGTAAAAATACTTGACAGAAGTTTTAGATTTACTATATAATTATGTTACGTTACTTAACATAAGAATGAGCGACTTCCAAATGGCAATATTATTTCCATTTGTACCACTTTTAGCCTTCATTATCATCGAACTTCTCTTGGACATCTCAAGTCCAGGAGATGACGATGACGATCAAGGTGGTGGCAAGATGATCCCCCAGTATATTCTACAATAAATACTGCAGACCCGATCCTTATCATGTGTTCTCTAGAAATTAGAAAGGGAGATCGTTGGGTAAAACTTAAGAATTATTCCAGGATCTCTAAAAGAAAAGCAGAGTTTTATCTGACGCTTTGTGATATGATGATAAGGGTTCGACCCGATGTCCCTATTATCAGAGTAGTGCAGTATGATCCCTGAATGGAATTACGAGAAGAATGATCTCGATGCAAGAAAATTTTGCTTAGGTGCAATCGTTAGTGCTCGTAAACATAACATTGACAGAAACACTTATGAATTCTGCCAATCCTTTGTGGAGTCAGGGAAAGCAAGGGAAATTATAGAGCAAGAGCTTCCTATGGAGGAGGCATTTGCCTTGATACAGGATGAGTATCAAATGCTACTTGACAAAAGACTTAACAGAAAGTTATACTAAATAATTCGTCAGGTTAATCTGACTGCGGTGACCCCCTTATAGGTTCAGGGTTAGCGGCGATAGGAACCTATTGCTATTGGATAAAGTCGTATATTATTTCGACTTTTGATTACCAAATACCCCGAAAAAAAATCGGGGTATTTTTTTGGTCTGCAGGGATTTAAAAAATATGCTATACTAAATACTATCACTCACCCCCACCATTGGCAATGGATTGGGATCTAGAATTACACGCAGAAAGACTTCAGCATATGTTAACAGTCTACCAAGATCACATCGAGGAACTAGAAGCAGAAGCAAAGGAAATGCAGAAAGAAATTGTCTTTCTGAAAGAACAGCTTGACTTAAAAACACTTGGTTATGAGAAGTATGAAGACCTTAATCAACGAAGGTAAAGTAAAGAGCGTCTATGACTATCCTGGCGATGCCCAGAAGGTCGAGATGCTTTTTCATGATAAAGTTACAGCATGGAATGGTAAGCACGTAGAATACCCTGAAGAGAAGGGTGCTACGTGCTGTTTAATTTCTGCATTACTCTTCGAGATGTTAGAGAGGGAAGGTATTAAGACACACTACCTTGATCTACCATCACTTAACACTATGGTGTGTAGGAAACTAACTATCATACCTGTTGAGGTTATCGTTAGGAACATTGCTGCTGGTAGTATCGTAAAGAACACCAACATAACAGAAGGACAGTTAATTAATCCACCTATAGTGGAGTACTTCTTAAAGGATGATGCTAAAGATGATCCTCTCCTTACATATGATAGAGTAAGACTGATGGGCATTGACCCTGAACCTATGAAGGAGCAAGCACTGCTAGTTAACTATCAGTTGCAATCCTTATTCACCCTTATGGGTATTGACCTTGTAGATTTTAAATTGGAGTTTGGACACGATGCTTTTGGCGATTTATTCCTGGCTGATGAACTATCACCTGACAACATGCGACTCTGGAAAAAAGATACGAAAGAGAGATTCGATAAAGATCTTTTTCGTAAAGATGAAGGAGACATTGTAGAAGCATATAAGAAAATACTATTCCAAGTGGAGCAGTTCGCATGACTGAGCACAAATACAAATGGGAGGTACTCCGATGAAGATTACACAAAAGATTATTGATGACCTCACTGAGGCATTAGCACATACCAAGAAGGATGGTACTGAGAACTGGAAAGATGGAGATGAAATAGATGTCTGTCTTGCTGGTACATTTGCAGCAGATAAATTTATTACATTAATCAATAGATCTAAATGAACATAATCAGGGACTCTATCTCTAAGAAACTACACGATGAATTAAATACTGAGGTCAGATCTTTAGCAGGTCGTCAGGTTTGGTTGTCTAGTGCAGTAGACTGGTGTGATTCCATCAAGCAAGGTGTTCAGGGTAGTACATTGACCACACCTATGCCTGCTGAGTTGGGTGATATGTTAACAGAAGAACTAAAGGATCACTTACCCCCTTACGATGAACTGAAGTACTCTTTTTATATTTGGCAAGCAAACTCTGGTATTGCCATGCATGATGATAATAACTATAAATTTAGTGGTACTATCTATCTCAATGATGAGTGGTATCCACAATGGGGTGGATTATATGTGTGGATAGATATGGATGCACCAGATGATGCTGTAGGGCATGCTTTATTACCTAAGGCTCGGACGTGTGTCCTAAATACTCAGAGTGAGTATCATATGGTAACCCCAGTGTCACCATATGCTCAAGCACCAAGATTTACAGTACAATTTAGAGCTCAATAGTGTTAGGTCATACATGTTATAGTTCTGGTCCGATTCCACTCCTACCAGACGGTGCAATACCTGGTCAGAATCCTGCTCAATCTCAGGGCACACCTCCACCAGTACCTGTCACGCAGCCTGGTGCAGAGATTAGAACCATAGTTGGTACATGTTATGGTCCTGCTTTACCTTTAACACCATCAATAGATATACCTCCTTATAGACAGGGAGAACAAGCACCTCCACCTACCATAGATCCTGGCGAAACTATAAGGACTATCGTAGCGAGATGTTATCCACCTATAACTCCTGATCCACCTGGTCCACCACCAGATGGTCCACCACCACCTATTATAGAGATACCTAATTTCTGTGACATCATACCTTGGGCAGACTTGGGTTTAGATGTACCATCTTTCTGTGGTGAGTTAGATATTATAATTAAACCACCTTTTCCATCACCTGAACTACCTCCATGGTGGGGAAAGGGTGCTGACTGTAAGCGTTTAGCACCACTGTTGGATATGGATCCACCTGCTGCACGTAAGCATGAAGATTGGAACCAAGGTGCAGAGCAACCACCAGACGGTAAGAAGTATGTCTGGGTTGTGCTTAGAGACTATGGAGAAGGTGCATATGCAGTACGTAAGGGTGAAGAATTAGTATGTGACAACGAACAGCACCCACTAAACCCTCCATGGGGTAAGTGTGTAGAGGATGCTATCGAGTGTCTCTTTAAACCATATGTTACTGGTACATGGAGACCACCTACTGCTAACTGTGAGACATATTACTTTAGAGGTCAGAACTCTACTACAGGTCAGATTTGTGTTAAGAACTGCTTCCCAAATCGTATGCCTATCTATGAGTACAGAAAAGGTGCTCCAGTAGGTAACATACAGATCATGCCTTTTGGTAGAGGATTCCATAACCGTAGGTTTGTTACTACTAGAGCAGATGGTTCATGGAATGAAAGAAAGGTACGTTGTGAAGGTGGTAACGCAGTCTTTAATAGTACTAGTACACAGACACAAACTTTTACTGCCAATGGATTGACTATCACTGTCAAGGTCACACCTATAGATGATGGTGGTGAGTATGATAGTAGATGGTGGGTTGAGTCATGGTCAGGAACCATGCCTGCTATTGGTACTACATGGGAACACTCATGGAATGCTGGTAAAGGTACAGTATATGTAAAGGTCACTGTTGTTGATGGTGCTGACAGTGGACAAGATCATAGTTATGGTAGAGAGATGGTAGCACCTGCAGGGTATGATCGTGTTCATACTGGACCTGCTTTCCATATCTTACAGTACCCTGAGAGGGGCACAGTGCCTCTGTATAAGTTCTATAGTCCTACGACTGTAGATACTTTCCTTACGACCAATCCAGGTGCTCCAGACACCGAAGGTGCTGGTGAGAGAGCGACTATGAATGCTGCTGGCATGTCACAAGGTGAGATATTAGGGTATGCCTTTAAGAATAAAGAGGATGCCATTGCATACTTGGGTGAAGACGAACAGATAGTGGAATTGCATAGGTATTTTGCTAACTCTGTTACTAACAGTGCATATAATGATCACATGTACTCCATTGTGGAGCAGGGCACTGAGACTCCTCCCAAGTATGGAAAGCGTCAGACATATAGACTACCCACTAACCCTAAGACTTCATACATCGTTTCATATAAGATGATGAAGCCTGCTGCTTCTTATAAGAACTCATGGGGTGTTGTTATACACAATAAAGAGTGTACTGAGATCTACTGGACTAAGACCATCGAGTCTAATGTTAACCAGAACAGTGAGTTCAGACAGTTTGAGGTTCCATTGTCTGTTCTTAAGACACATCCTGGTCAGGAGATGGGATTCTATCTCATACCTGATGGGCATGACTATAGTGTAACTAATAACGATGCACCTCAGTTCTATGCGTCTGGTGATGGATGGAAGAGGACAGGAGGTAGTGCTCAGAGTGATTGGGTGTTCTTCTCTGATCCTCAGATGAATCCAGGTAATAGAAATAAGACCAAGTGGGTAGGTAACAACTGGCAGTGGTGGGAAGACTTACTTGCTGGTGATGATGACTACGATGACTTTAAGGTACACTATGAGGTATTAGCAGGAGGCGGTGCCTATTATTATGAGGGTGTACAGTGCTATGTCTTTGCAGATCCTGCACCAGAGAAGATAATGATTGATATAGTTGAGAAGGATAAGTGTTCTACTAATATATTTGATGGTACTTTTGATGATGTACTGTTGACCAGATCAGATTGTGGTCCACTAGCACCACCTACTACATGGACTGCAGAGAGTTCTATCATGGGATGTGGTACATGTACTGGTGACTATGTAATGGACATGCATAGGGAGCAGACACTGAAGGTACTGAAGGGTGCTAGTCTGCAACTGAAATCATTTGGTTGTCTTATCTCTGCACCTGAGCAAGAGTGTATGACCTTCAGGTTCCTTGTTAAGAAGAATGGTAGTAACGTAGTGGATGAGACCTATGAGTTAGCAACGTTCCCCTTTGTTGGTATGGATATAGGTAACGCTTTTAGTGTTGCTAAGGATGACACTGTAACCTTTAGGTTGGAATCGATTGATTCTGGTCCTTACTTCGGCAATGCATCTGCTAACTTTATATTCCTGGCAAATGGTGCTGAGTTCAGTGGGTCATGGTCTGCTAGGTTGGGTACTATATCTGCTGATGATAAGATTGCTGGTCGTGCTGAGACCTATTCTAGTAACCCTTATGGTGGTGGATCTATTAAGAAGATGTCTGTTGAGGTATGGGATCATGAGAAGTCAGAGTGGAGTCCTGCTGTTACTGTCTGGGATAATGGACAACAGAATACTAATAATGCTAATGGTCAGACAGCAGATTGGTCTAATGTATACTTCAGTGGCAACACTTGGAACTGTTCTGGTTTAGACCCATGTCCTGCACCATACTATGAGAATGGTACGACAGATCGTAATGGTCATGTACTTACTACTCGTATCAATGCTAATGGTCAGACTACTACTGATGGTATCCAGTATGACAAATTATTTGGACACTCACGTGGTCTGATTATGAAGGCTGCTGAACCTAATGTTAGGAACACCAGTGACCTAGGTAACATGACTGATTGGGTACATCATTCTATAGGTGACGGTTATACCTCATGGTTTAATAACAAACAGTTACAGAAGGCAGGTAATGCACAAGATGCTATCAATGACATAGATGCTGTGTATTCAGCAGGTATACAGGCATGGAACGGTGGTGTCAGTGGGTCTGCATACAATGGATCCTATAGTAAGATGGCATTCTTCCATGACTACGTACTAGGTGCTGCATTGGATGGTACATATAGAACCTTGGTACAACCAACAGGTAAGGTACGCATGGCATTCTGGCCCTATGCTGACGAGGGTGATGCAAGTGCAAGAGATAGGTGGGGTTGTGCTATAGAACTATTCGGTTTGGTTGATGCTGGCAATCACTATAGACAAGGAGACCAATTTGAGTTAGTATGGCCACCTAGGCAACCAAAAGACACTGCTTATCAAGCACTGCCTGGTACTACTCCTTACTATCCTAAGGATGATCCCGCTTATTCTTTCCCTGACAGGTTAGAGTTATTGGTACGGGGAGAGAATAATCCAGAGCAGTTCACACCTAGAGAAGCATTCTATCAAGAGTCACATAACAGAGACTCTAACGTCTGGTTACTCTGTCAGCATAAGCTAGATAGAGTTAAGTTTAGAATCACCATTGATGAGATTACAACATGAGTAACGCTGAAGGATTTGGACCGAAGGCAACTAAGGCAGATAGAGATCTTTATAAGTCTGCTAGAGAGTTGTCTGCTATTCATAAGGTGCTTAGGAAGCATCCACAGGACAATGCTGGTCGTCGTAAGATGTTAAAGCAACTGAAGAGGTACTATCGTGGTCCTCTTGCTGAACTAGATCGTATTGATATGAAGGAACCTACCTTCCCCAAAGATGCTGAGTGGATGAAGACAGATGAGGAACTAGAAGAGATAGAGCAAGAACAGAAGGTTCAGATTAATACAGATAAACTTCGTCAATCATTGGGTAAAGATGTTCCAGAAACTAATTAATCCTAAGACTGAGACCTATAAGTTAGTTAAGGAGTTCACATTATCACCAGAGTTTCCATGGTTCTATGTGGAGAATGCTACACCACAGGATGTATCTAACGATGAGTTCCAGACTGTACCATTCTATAGTCATGTACTGATAGCAAGACCTAAGTGGCAGGGTATAGGTGGTAACTATATGTTCCCTGAACCTCAGTCAGAGCATTTAACACAGTTCTATCCTCTATTAGAGGAGATTATAGTTGCGAATGAGATACCAGTCACCACATTGCTCAGATATAATGTGAACTGTACTCATCCACAGGAAGATGATCGGTTATCCACACCACACTTCGATCATCCCTATCCTCACAAGAATATAGTCGTATATCTCCAAGGCGAAGGTGACACAGTTTGTTTCCCAGATGGAGTTGACCCTTCATGGTCAAATGCTGACAGTTTCAGTCCAGAAGAGGATGATGTGCTATTATTACAGGGACTACACTGCATGAGACCACCTGAAACAGGAAGGAGGATTATTCTAGTTGCTACATTCCTTTAAAGTTTTCCCAAGTTCACCCAGTTTCTCAACTGGCACACTTGACAAGATTTTAAAAGTTTGCTACTATAAATAACTCAACGTGAAGGACGCTTTACGTATCTTAACACTCCGAATGTCTCAATTACTCACGCTAGGTGTTGTCAAGGAAGCCTCAAACGGATCTAGTCGAAGATCCTAACATCCGTAGGTTAATCTCTACGAGACACTTAACTACTATTATGTCTATTAAATCAACAATCGCTGCTATTGCAGCAAGCCCATTTCTACTCGCTGGAGCCGCTTTTGCTGGTCCTTATGTGAACGTAGAAAGCAACCTCTCTTATCCAGATGGAGACTACTCTGCAGCAACTACTGACGTTCACGTTGGGTATGAAGGTGGAGAAGGACAACTAGGATATTATGTCCAAGCTGGTCCAGCATTCGTACATAGCGAAACTGATTCTGATACAGAAACAGAATTCTCTGGTAAAGTTGGTCTTAACGTAGCTGCTACTGAATCTCTTGGAGTATACGGCGAAATCGCTGGTATCTCTAATGGCGAAGACAGTGGTGGAGACACCATCATTGACTGGGGTGCTAAAGTTGGTGCTAAGTTCACTTTCTGATCACTTATCAATATAAACTAAATAGGGTGTCTCATGACACCCTTTTTTATTGGAGAACAAACATATGGCAAATCCTGGTGGTACTGTAATCTACACCCGTGGTGGGTGTCCCTATTGCGTTAAGGTAAAAGAGGTGTATAATGCTAAGGGGTGGCCCTTTAGAGAGTACACTTTAGGTAATCAGTTCACACGTGAACAGTTTAAACAGGAGTTTGGTCAACAGGCAACCTTCCCACAGGTACTCATCAACGGTCAACGAATTGGTGGATGTACTGAGACAATCAAATTTTTAAGGGAGACAAAGCAACTCTGATGTCTAATTATGATCCTGATAATGAAGCCCTTTACTCTTTGTTAGATAAGGCGATTGATACTGCAATGATCCAACAGAAGTTTCTCTTTAACATGAGGAAATATTTGGAGGATCATTCTTATACTCGTAAACAGACGAAAGAATTGTTAGAATCTTCAGTTATGGAGGAGGTCGTTACTAATACTGGTGATCTCAATGGGTACCTAGATGGTGACAAGCAATGTAAAGAAGCATATGGTCATATAAAGAAGGTACAGGTGGTTAAGATTCGTAATTATCTTGCCAAGATAACAACGGATGTTCATGAGTACTATGCTCATCGAAAACCAGGCAGACCTAAAGGTTCTAAAAACAAGAAGAAGAAGGCATCTAAATAAAAAAAAGTAAGGGAGTATCCGTATGGAACATTTAGATTTTTTATACATTTCCCTCTTTCTAACACTCGGAAGCTTCCTACTAGGGTTTCTAGTAGCATGGAACATCAGAGCAGTCTATGATTCATGGGTTGCTAGGGCAGATTATGCTGCTATGGTTATGCATCCTGAGATGTATGACGAACATGGCGCATTAATTAATCCTGACGAGTTGATGTACTTGCGTATTGCTGACGATGATGATACAATTGATGATGACGATGAGTAAACTATGAAATTATTGATTTCTGAGGTGCTCCAGAAGGCACACAATGCCAAGACAAAGGCAGAGAAGGTAAAGATTTTACGTGAGAATAAAACAGATGCATTGATGTCTGTCTTTATTATTAACTATGATGAATCTGTTGTCTCTCTACTACCTGAAGGCAATGTACCTTTCCGAGAGAACGAAGCACCCGAAGGTACTGAACATACCAAACTGGAACATGAAGCGAGACTTCTATTCCATTTCTTTAAAGGTGGGTCGAAATTACCTGGTCTTAAAAGAGAGACTATGTTTATCCAGATGCTAGAAGGTTTACATCCTTCTGAATCACAAGTTATTATCCTTGCTAAGGATAAGAAACTTAATACCAAGTATAAAGTAACCAAAGCCTGTGTAACGGAGGCATTCCCAGAGATTACATGGGGCGGCAGGTCATGAACCTCAAGATACTAGTGCAAGAATGCACTGATGAGGACGTGGCAGATAAGAAACTACCAGTCCATTCATATGTGGTATCATATGTGAAGGAGGATAAAGTTTGTCGTGACATTGTACTCGCTGGTAGTAAAGGAACGGTAGAGATTTTTGATCACTACTGGGACCTCTACAAGGAGGGGTTACAAGGTTGGCAACAAACTAATGGTCGTGTACCAGTGAGTAGATGGAACAATCAACGCAAGGTGGATGAGAAACCAAAACCCAAAAGGAAAAAATGACTGAGATGAATGACAATTGGAAGGTGATGAGTGATCTAGAGGTTGCATTTTCTGAGATCACTACATTTAATTTTATGCTGGAACAACTACAGGAGGCAGTAGACAATAGTAGGACTAATGAAATTGTAGACCTTACACTTGCACTTAATGCTTTCATGCCTGTTTATACTGATAATTGGGACAGGAAATTTAGAGACGCATGGGATCAGGTAGTAAAATGAATTCGATATATGATTTTGCAAAAGGTAATAAGACCGATGAGATCGACAAGGAGTCCAAGATCCTTGGAGCACAAGCTGCTACTGCGATCTTGGGTATAATATTTGGACCTTTTGTAGTGTGGGCAGCATGGAATGTAGTGATGCCAGCACTCTTCGGACTACCTACTATTGGGTACGTCTATTCTTTAGCACTTTATGTACTTGTTAAGACCCTGAAATGACAAATAAAGTATGTGTAATCTCCGTCACTCCAGATGCTGAGAGAACTATAGGATACATAGCACGTGTATCTAACCCAAAGAACCAGGACAACGAGAAGGTCTCTGGTCTTTTAAAGTATTGCATTAAGCATGGACACTGGTCTGTCTTTGAGCAAGCACACATGACTGTTGAGATTAATACAACACGTGGACTTGCTGCACAGATACTGAGACACAGGTCATTCACATACCAAGAGTTCAGTCAGAGGTATGCTGATTCATCTTTACTAGGTGATGAGATACCACTACCAGAACTAAGAAGACAGGACACTAAGAACCGTCAGAATAGTATCAATGATCTTGACCCTAAGGTGGTCAACAAGTATGAGATACTCATGGCAGATCACTTCAGACATGGTATGGATCTCTATCAGCAGATGCTTAATGATGGTATCGCTAAGGAGTGTGCTAGGTTTGTACTACCACTAGCGACACCCACTAGGTTATACATGACAGGTAGTGTACGTAGTTGGATTCATTATATAAACTTACGCTCTGCTAATGGTACTCAGAAAGAGCACATGGACATTGCTAATACTATTAAGAGACACTTTGTGTGTCAGTTTCCAGTAGTATCAGAAGCATTAGAGTGGTGTGATAATGAATGTGATTGTAAAGAAGATGATTACTGGGGTGATACACAACCCTGCCTACGTATAGATTGATGGCAGAAGTAGTACCAGCATTTTCTTCACCCATCTATGTGACAGGTGAGGACAAAGACTTTCCATTGATTAACTGGGAGTGTCTAGAGTTCACACCATATAATGTAGAGAGTGTAGGATACCGTACAGTTGATCAGCATGTGTTAGACTCATTCCCTGACTTAGAGGGGTGGGTCTTTCAGCATGTATTGGACTATGTTATTGGTGCAATGGGAGTTGATCCTGATCTACATTGGCCTGAGATAACATGCTCATGGATCAACAAGTATAAGAAGGGACAAGCATCAGTACCTCATCACCATGCTAACAGCATGTACTCAGGTAATATATTCTTGCAAGGAGACACAGGTAACTTAGTGTTTGAGAAACCTAAACATATGGTTGTAGAACCCACGCTCTCCCAACAGAACCTATATAATTCTACTAGCTTTACTTTACCACCAATAAAGTCAGTGCTATGTATGTTTCCGTCTGATCTTATGCATTACACCTTGCCAAATGAATCAGAATCGGATAGAATAACACTCTCCTTTAATGTAATGGTTAGAGGAACACCACGATGGATAGAAGACAATGCCCACGTATGATTTTAGAAACAAAGAGACAGGTGAGATCATCGAGAACGTAGTCATGTCTATGTGTGACCTCGATAAATATAAAGAGGAGCATCCAGAGTTAGAAAGATACTTTGGTAACCAAGCTCCAAAGGTTGCTTATGGATTACCTAAGCAGTCAGATGGATTTAAAGATGTGATGAGTAAGATACAATCTAATCATCCTGCCGCTGACTTATCAAGATTTACCTAAATTATGGCAGTAAAGAAGCGTAAGACAACCTCTCAAAACAACAGCAGAAGTGCTAAAGCAATGAGACGCAAGAAGCCTATAAGCATAGACCAACTTAAACAGATCGAACCGATAGGTGACAATCAGAAGTTGGTTTTTGATTCCTTTAAAGAGGGTAGGAATCTTGTGTTGCATGGTGCTGCTGGTACTGGTAAGACATTCATCAGTCTTTACCTAGCACTGGAGCAGGTACTTGACTTATCGTCACCATATGAGAAAATATATATGGTTCGCTCTCTTGTACCTACGAGAGAGATTGGTTTCCTACCAGGAGATCACGAGGACAAGTCAAACTTATATCAGATACCTTATAAGAACATGGTGAAATACATGTTCGAGATGCCTGATGAACCTTCATTTGAGATGCTTTACGATGGTCTAAGAGTACAGCAGACCATATCTTTTTGGTCTACCTCTTTCATACGTGGTACAACATTTGACAGGTCTATTATAATAGTAGATGAGTTCTCTAACTTAAACTTCCATGAGCTTGACTCTATTGTTACTCGTGTGGGGCAGGACTGTAGGATTATATTCTCAGGGGACTATTCACAATCTGACTTAATCAAAACAGGAGAACGTCAAGGTGTGCTAGACTTCATGAAGATCCTCCAATCTATGCCGTCCTTTGAGACTGTGGAGTTTGGTATCGGAGACATCGTACGTTCTGGGTTAGTACGTGAGTATTTACTCAGCAAAATCAATCTAGGGTTTCATTAATGAAAGTGTTTAATCATGTGGGTCCTGCGAGGAAGTTGGATGAACTTCCCACCCAAAACGTTGAGGGCAGACGATTTTATAAGTCTCCCGAAGGTCATTGGTACCCCTCTGTTACTACTGTGGTTGGTAAACAATCCATAGATGGTATAAAGAAATGGGAAGAGAGAATAGGTTGGGTTAAAGCAGAGAAGATTCGTAGAGAATCCTCTTGGCGTGGTACTCAGTACCATACTATCGTGGAGTATTATCTTAACAATGACATTACGAAAGTTGAGAAGAGCGAGGGTCTTCCCTCGTACCTTTTTGGGTTTAGTCGTGAGATCCTTGATCGTATTGATAATATTCACCTTCTGGAAGCCCCTCTTTATTCTAACGATCTACGGATTGGTGGGCGTGTTGATTGTATTGCTGAGTTTGATGGCGAGCTTGCTATAATAGACTTTAAGACAACCAAGGACATCAAGAAGGTGGAATGGTTGGACAAGTATTTTGTACAAGAAGCAGCGTACGCTTACATGTACTACGAACGCACTGGTGTGGAGGTTAAGAAACTTGTGACCTTATCTGTTGCAGAGAATGGTCAGACTCAAGTCGAAGAACGCTACGACAAGGCTCCTTACATAGACACACTGTGTGAGTGGATCAAAGAGTTTCAGATGGAGTTCCTAACTGAATCCATAACTAATGGAGTTATTACAGAATGAAAGAGCTTGAGGAAAATTTTATGTCACAAAGTAAGTTTAGTACTTTGGTAGAACATACCGTACAGAATAGTAATGGTCTCATAAACTACATAGAGGCAGTCGCAGCAGTGTGTGACGAATATAATATTGAGATCGAAGTCGTTAACAAATTGATTTCTAAACCACTGAAGGATAAGATCAAAGCTAACGCACAACTTTTAAATTGTATCAAACGCACAAGTAGGGGGGTTTTACCATTATGAATGAAGATTTCTTCCGTTCTGAAGTGATAGCAAAAGAACTAGATGATCTTCAGACAACTTACAATGAGTTGTTAAAGATGTCTAGTAAATTAAACACACTAGACAAGGTGCAGCAGTTGGATCATATCAACAAGACGTTAGAGTTGGTTGCCAAGCAGAAAGTATTTTATGCTCGTCTTCAGTTGATGAGTACCTATGTCACAAACGAGGAAGATGATCAGTCGTCAGACGTTAAAGAGGTGAAGGAAAGGATCGATATGGTCAGTAACCTATACTCTGGTGGCAACAGCAATCTTTTAGATATATTACAGGCGATGGAGGACAAACTCCTGTGTTGGAAGAAGGATTTAGAGGGGGTTGACAAGACCTAAATAGTATGCCATCATATGATGGTAAACAAGCCAAATACAAAAACACACGGAGAATACAATGTCATTTGCATCCCTTAAGAAGTCCTCTAGGTCTTCCATTGCTAGTTTAACAAAGGAACTAGAGAAACTGAACACTAAGGGCGGCGGTAACGGTCCTGACGAACGACTCTGGAAACCAGAAGTCGATAAGGCAGGCAACGGTTATGCTGTCATTCGTTTCCTTCCTGCTCCAACAGGAGAGGAACTACCTTGGGCACAGGTATGGTCACATGCTTTCCAAGGACCAGGAGGTTGGTACATCGAGAACAGTCTGACTACATTAGGTCAGAATGATCCAGTTGGTGAACTCAACCGTATCCTATGGAACAGTGGTCTGGATACAGACAAGGACGTTGCACGTAAGCAGAAGCGTAAGCTTTCTTACTACAGTAACATCTTGGTCGTTAAAGATCCTCTACACCCAGAGAATGAAGGAAGAGTCTTCCTATACAAGTATGGTAAGAAGATCCATGACAAGTTAGTTGAGGCAATGAAGCCACAGTTTGAGGATGAGCAACCCATCAACCCATTCGATTTTTGGAAGGGTGCTGACTTTAAGTTAAAGATTGTCAGGCAAGATGGATATTGGAACTATGATCGTTCCGAGTTCGCATCACTATCAGTCTTAGGTGACTATGATGATGCTAAACTAGAGGAGATCTATAACCAAGAGTATAGTCTCGCAGCATTTACTAATGCTGAGAACTTTAAACCTTACGAGGCATTAGAGAAGAGATTAAACCTAGTTCTAGGTAAGAACAAGGCACGTGTACAGACACGTGACGAGGAACTGGAAGATCCTGTGCCAGTTGTAGAAGAGAACACTACGGTCACCGCAGGGTTCGGAAACAGTGTAGAATCATTAAAGACAGATGAGGATCCTGATCTGTCATATTTTGCACGATTAGCCGAGGAAGGTTGATGAAGAAATGGTTACTAGCATTACCTTTGGTCATGTTTGCAGCACCTGCTCAAGCAGTAACATGGGAACAACTAGTAGAGTGGGCAGAAACGCCCACTCATTACCATTCTCCACCATATCACCATCACCATGGTCATTCACATTACCAGGAACGTCGTTGGTGTAATCAGATAGTATATAAGGAAGAGTACGTACCAGGCAGACCTGATTACCATGGTAATTGGATGCCAGGACATGTTAACAAGTGGCAAGAGACAAATAGGATCCCATGTAGACGGAGGAGACATTATCACTGATGCTATATCAAACATATAATAATCCTGAAGCAAAGGAAATGAATCCTAAGCTTCATGAAAGTGTGAAGAAATACGTTGTTACTGACCTTGCTAAGGGTGGTGCATCAAGAACAGAATTTAACTTCCATGAGAAGAAAATAGACGACCTAAGTCGTCTTTTTAATTGGATAGAAAATGTGTTACCTCAAGCAGCATTTCATTTCGCTCAGGGTAGTGTTGATGATAAATATGATCCAACTCTATTAGGGTTTGATCCAAAAAGATTTAAGATAGCAGAGTGTTGGGGTATAGAGTTTAACAAAGGAGATACTGTAGAAGCACACAACCATTTCCCATACTCCATGTCATTCTGTTACTATGTTAATGTACCAGACAAGGACACACCACTGGTTCTCTTTAATGAACTAGGAAATAGTAGTGACATGATGGGTGAAGCAGTTCCTGTTGAGGATGGTATGCTATGCTTCTTCCATTCTAAGACATTTCACTTCGTACCTCCGAGTCAGAGCGACGGACGTTGTACTATCGTAGGAAATATATTATATAATTGATATATTATTTCGACTTTTGATTACAGATAAGTCGGAAAAAAAACTCAAGGTATTTTTAACTTCCAGAGGTTGAGCTAGAATCTGTAGTACCAGAGATAACTCCAGATGAGTTAACAGTACCAGTATTTGATGTATCTACAGTTCTGACCTGTTCACCAGATGACAGTGTAGTCACTGTAACGGTTCTATTGACTAATTCTTGATTAGACGCAAAAGCGACTGTAGCAGATTGACCATATACTGTGCTATATCCATTTTTCTCTGTAACGAAGATTTCCTCTACAGCACCCCAAGTCATTTTTACGTCACCAGAATCAACTTCTTCATGTGGCGAATATTGGCATAATCGTCTAAATTCCTCTGCAAAGGTTTCTACGTATGCAGGCTTTAATAACCATATATTTGCCTTATAGTCATTTATCTGTTTTTCATGTTCATAGTTGGTAATAGGCACTGACGCATTTGTCACTGTGACTCCCTGAATCTTATAGGTGAAATTTTCGTTTACTTGTAATCCTGCAGGTACAACGATATCACCTCTATTGGATATTACCTCTTCATCTTGGTGATAGTCATTTGATCTTATTTCGTTAGTTTCGTAATGGTGGATTTCATCGGTATTACCATATTTCTTCGTAATTACGTTATATAACTGATCTTCGGATAATGGCCATTCATCATAAACGTTTATAATATTGTTACATAGCAAAACAATCCAATCATAGTCAGTAGATCCATAAAACCTTTGAGCGACCTGATCTGGTCTTTCGTTATTTTGTATAGTTACTTGCTCAAATCCAAGAATTGCTTTTTGGATAGTATCAATAATTTTTGCTCTTCTAAAGATATTCGTAGCTACAACATATGGTTCGACGTTATTGCGTCGTATACTAGTAACCCTTACTTTGACTTTAGGTAGATATTTAAAATAATTTGACATTATGTGCCTCGTGCTCCAACATTAGGGTTAATTACTTCAGGGAATCTTTTATTCGGTTGATCATCATTAAGTTCACTCCATATAAGGTCGTTGGTGAGGAATGCAGTCTCATCAAATCTTAGGGTCATCTTATAAGAACCAGGACCATAATCCTCTGTCTGTGCTTCACCTTTTTCATTATAGGATCTAAGAGACGTGTTTTGACCATTAGGGGTCAAGTTTAACTGCATATCTGTCAATACCATTTTGACAGGGAATTGCATAATTTTGGTTAGTGTCTGTGGTCTTGATAACCTATCCATTCCCTGTCCACTTTCTAGTTCTGCTGGTGTGAAACGGACAATATCAGTTTTAAAGAATTTAGGAATAGATAGCCATTCATCGTTACTACCCGTTTTTGTGGGTAGCATTGCAAATCTTAAAACATCAATAATATTCTGAATATTTCTCATTTCACTATAGTTTCTAGGTTGCATATCGAAGTTAAAGGAATGACTACGATACCGAACACCTTTAAATGTAGTTTCTTCGTATGGGTTAAATACTCTCTTATTCTGTAATGCTGATAGTGCGTCTTTATCTGCTACAGAACCACCTGTAAATGCTGAAGCACCATTAAATGCACCTGTAATTGCTTGGAATATTGCCTGTTTTCCTCTAACCTTTGCACCTGCTTGTAGCAGTTCTGCCCCAAACCCACCAGCGTCCATATTCCCGTCTTTATCTATTATATTATTTTCTGCCCATTCAGCAGCACCAAGTAATGAATTACCAAATGGTCCTAGAGCACTTCTATTGTAGTTAGTACTATATTGTTCGTTAAGTTGGTGAGGTAGATATAAATAAACAGTACGCCATATACCTTGGGTACTATCACCTTGTTTCCGTCCACCTTGGAATCCAATACCTTTTTCTAGTGCACTGAAACTTTTCTCACCAGCACCTTGGGATTTTCGCTTTGATTTTATGTAATTGTATGGATTTGATTTCTCTGGGTCATATATGGTGAACTTAAGGTAATCCATTACCTTAGTTCCAAATTTGGCTCTATGCTTTATCTCATCATTACTACTACCTGGACCTGCAGGAGGAATCTCTGGATAGATTAATTTATTCTTGGCGGCAGACATATGAGTTATTCAGGAAAATTCAGACCATCACGAAGACATAAGTATAAAGGAGACCCTACAAACATTATTTATAGAAGTTTGTGGGAACTTAAATTTATGAAGTGGTGTGACAAGAATGAAAACGTTTTGGAATGGGGAAGTGAAGAGATTATTATTCCATATGTCTCTCCCGTGGATAATCGTGTGCATCGTTATTTTCCCGATTTCTATGTTAAAGCAGTCACGAGAAATGGAAAATCCTCAAAAAGCATCATTGAGATCAAACCTTATGCTCAGACTAAACAACCGAAACGTACAACCACTCGTAAGGTGAGTAGAAGGTATCTTAGTGAAGTCAAGACATATGCTGTTAACAATGCTAAGTGGAAAGCAGCAGATAGTTATTGTAAGGATCGTAGAATGACGTTTCGTATACTCACAGAAAAAGAACTCAAAGTATGAGCATCTTTAAGGACATCAAGGAACTTGCTGGTGGTAAACCTCAATCAAAAGATTGGTATCGCTCACAGTTATTTTATGGATTGCCAGATTTGCAGACAGATATAAAGGCAGGATTGGTATTATTTTATAATTACAATGCTACTACTGAGGGATTACCATTCTTTGATCGTTATCCGATGACTCTGATTAGTGGGATTAATCCAGCTACAGGTCATTTTTATGGCGGTAATCTACACTATTTACGTCCAGAAGTACGACAGGGAGTGGCAAAAACATGGGGTAATGGTGGTACTACATATCCTCTTCGTTGCCATCATAAATACTTAATGTCAAATGCTACAACTATAAAGGTGGTAGAACCTATAGAACTGCGTGATATGATCCCGTTACCGTTAGAAAAATTTGTTGTTAACGTTGCTGGTCAGAGACTTGATATACCTAGTAGCTTCATTTGGAGTCGAGTCTAATGGCAATGAACACGCATCCCAATAATTATCAGGCTTTTACGGAAGCAGTAGCAACTGGAAAATTAGAACCATCCAGACAGAATTTATATGGTGTTTCGATAGCACCTCCTTTAACTTTACGAAAGATACTAAGTACTACTGC